GCAAGCTCGGCATCGGAGATATTGAAGCCTTCACGAGCCTCATGCAAAGTTTTCTCGTAAGAGTCATTTGCAGATTTAGCAGAATAGATCCGTTTTTTTAAAGTGCAGCGGTGACGGTTGGGGCAGCCGTTACAGACATACGGAGGAACCGAAAGCTGCGGGCAGACCTCCTCCTTAAAGTCAGGACACATCGTATTACATCTTGAGCACCGGAAACACAGTGAACGGCATTTCGGAGAGGTGTTACAAAGGGAAGTAACGGAGCAGTCATACCGGTGAAGGCAGCAGTTTGCTGTCCGGCCATAACAGCCTTTGAAGACAGTCTCTGCATGTTTTCTGATCTCTCTGGAGATCGTACTCGGCGACTTCAGAACTGTTGAGGCAATACTTCTGAGAGATTCTCGCCGGTTGAGGGCGCTTTCAATGGCTTTTCTTTCAGCCAGAGTCAAATGTTTGTTCATGATGATGAACTCCTTTCCGAGATCTGTTGTCTCGTAAGAAAGGTCTTTCATCAATTCAGACTAAATGCAAGCTTCTTTTAATTCAGATTTAATGCAACGGGGTACCGGATGTTGCGTTGCATTTACCTTGAAGAATTTCACCGCACGCCGCGAACGAAGAAATTTGCATTTGCCCGTTGACTTTTGACGAAAACCCTTTATAATGTCTTCCTGTCAGGCCGGCGTAGCTCAGTTGGTAGAGCAGCTGACTTGTAATCAGCAGGTCATCAGTCCGACTCTGATCGCCGGCTCCAGTTTTGACAACTTCATACGACGTGGTAGTGTGGCCGAGTGGTCAATGGCATCAGACTGTAAATCTGACGGCGAGAGCCTACGGTGGTTCAAATCCACCCGCTACCACCATTTTTAAGCCGACTTAGCTCAGTAGGTAGAGCACATCCATGGTAAGGATGGGGTCCCCGGTCCGAATCCGGGAGTCGGCTCCATTTTTTTATCTTTTTGCCGTTGACAAGCAATGTTTTTCAGCGAAGATTAAAGATCAGAGACATTGCGGCGCAACGTCTCTGTCTGTTATAATTCGTTTAAAGTCGTTAGGTGTCATTGATTGTTATTGTGCTCGATCGGTGACGTAAAGTGGTGACTTAAAACTGACCTGTCGTTTCGAGTCACCGCTAAAATCGGTGACTTGAAACGGAGGCGTTGGAAATGCTCGATCGAACGGGGAAGAAAAAGAAGGCCGACGGCACGCCGCTGACGAAGGTGACGATCGACCAGGCAAAGCCGGAAGCCAAGGCATATGTCCTCGCCGATACGGCGAATGGTCTGTATCTGCGCGTCTACCCCAGCGGGTTGAAGAAGTGGGTCATCCGCACGCGCATCGGCGGCGTGGAGGCTCGCCGGACGATCGGCAGGTATCCCGACATGTCGCTGAAAGACGCCCGCATTGAGGCGAGCAACATCGCCGAAGGGCTGTTGAACGGGCGGGCGCTGCGCGGACCGTCTTTGCAGCAGCTGGCCGACCGCTGGCTGACGGAATTCGTGCGCAAGAAAACGCCCGACGAAGAGTATATCAAGCGCCTGCGCTTCTCGTATTTCAGCGCGGCGCTGCGGCAGAAACCCTGCGCCGATGTGACACGCTGCGAGCTGGTCGTGGATCTGAAGCGGATCCAGAAAGAGCATTCGTACAAGACGGCCCAGCGCACCGCGACCATCGTCACCGGACTGTTCGACTACGCGCTCGACGAAGGAGTGCTCGGCAAAAGCCCGGCCGGCAATCTGTCGCGCGCGCTGATCCCCGACTCGCCCGAGGACACGGAGCAGCAGCACTTCGCGGCGGTCACCGATCCTGCCGACGTCGGGCGCCTGATGCGCGCCATCGACACCGTTTCCACGCCGACGACGCGTCTGGCGCTGCTGTTTGTGATGTACACGTTCGTGCGCCAGAAGGAGATGCGTCAAGCGACGTGGGCGGAAATCGACTTTGAAAAACGCCTTTGGATCATCCCAGCGTCCCACACCAAGCGCCGGCGGGAACAACGGGATCATGTGGTGCCGCTGTCGCGCCAGGCCATGGCGATTCTGGAAACGCAAAAGATGCGTTCATTCACCAGCAAAGAGGCGCTGATCTTTCCTTCCGATATCAAGGGGGCCCAGCTGCCGAAGACGCTGCTGCTCAACGCCGTGAAAACTTTGCGCGCGACGCTGCCGGAAGACCAGCGTCCGCCGGAGACGACGGTGCACGGCTTCCGCGCGACGGCCAGCACGCTGCTGAACGGCATGGGATTCCCCCGCGACGTGATTGAACGCCAGCTGTCGCACAAGGAGCGCGACAAGGTGCGCAACGCTTACAACCGCTTCGAGTACATCGAGGAACGCACGGCGATGATGCAGTGGTACGCTGACTACCTCGACGCTTTGCGCGACGGCCGGCCGGAGCCGGAGATGCCGAAATAAAAAGAGCGGGCACCGTCAATGACAGACGATGCCCGCTCACTATTTTGCGATTGCGACCCCGGCCGCTCCGATCATCAGCCCCAGCAGCAGCCCCTGCGCCCTTCCGCGCCGTATGCGTCTATTGTACGCCGCCCGCTCCGCCGCCAGCTCGCGCCGGAGATCTGCGACCAGCCGCCGCGTGTCCTCGGCCTGCGCGGCAATTTCCGCCCGCAGCTCGTCCATGCCCTGCCGCAGGACACGGGCAGACTCGCGATCCGCCGTCCATCCGGCCACCGTGTCGCGCATGGCCTGCTCGCTCAGCAGGTAGCCGCCGGGGACGCGCTTAACGTCCTGCGCGGTACTCTGCGAGCATCCGCTCAAGAGCAGCAGCGAGACGGTCAGCAGGTAGGTCATCAGTCCGTTTTTTGGCCTCAGCACGTGCGGTCACCTCCCTCTGTCGCGTGGCGTCCACGATAGCGTCCGCCCGGCGTTCCGACGTGGCGGCGCTCTCGCGCAGGCGAGAGATCAGCGCGTCCGTCTCGCGCCATCCCTGATATTGGCGCCAGTAGATAAACGCCAGCAGGATCACGCTTGCCGCCAGCCATAACAGCCAGCGGCGGCTTATCTTCTCGAGAATCGTAGCAAGAATATTACTCATCGCGCCCATGTCGATCCCACTTCCCTTTCAGCAGCCATTCCTGCAGGCCGTCGAACGCTGCCTTGACCGTCTCCTGGATCTCCGTATAAGCAATGTCCAAGAGCGGCCCGCCGACGTAGCCGCACATGGCGATAATGATCGCGCTCAGCTGTCGGCTTACGCCCAGTTCGTTCAGCCCCCACGCGACGATCGCGCCGATCGCTCCGGCACTGATCAGTCCCACTGTAAAACGCCAGCCGTCGAACGGTTCCCCAAGGTGTTCCCGGCCGGCGCGCACTCCCTGAAAAATCATGGCCAGCATCGCTCCCACACCTCCCGTCATGGCGATGTCGATTAACGTCCGCTCGTGCTGTTCCTCTCCCGGCATATAGCTACCTCGCTTTTCTTCGATCCCACGTCCTCAGATGTCCGTCCGGCGCGCGGTACGTGTCGATGTGCACGCCCCAGTTATATAACCCAATGCCGCCCAGTTCGGGCAGTCGCCCGTCGTACCACGCCTTGGCGATGGTATTGTAGACCGCCAGCGGCGACAGCTTCTCGCAATGAAAGTCCATCGCCTGGCCTTTCAGATGCTTCGACGTCGGCGATCCGCCCTGATCGGCGTTGCGTGCCTTGCACCGGCAGACCGAATGGACGTGCATCGGCTCTTTCAGGACGCTCCTGACCTTTTCCGCCAGTTCCAGCAGCCACGGGTCGGGCGTGTCGAAGCCGCAGTGATCGCGGCACGCGCACTCGCCCCGGCTGAAATGCTCCGACAGCATTTTTTGTTCCATGAGATCACCTCCATAAATAAAGAGGAGACTGTTTTGAACAGCCTCCTCTTGTGTTACCGTTCGCGTCGATTGAGCTTTTCCTTCACGGTGAAATAGTTCCTGACCGCCGCTTCCGCTTCCTGGTTCATTCTCAGGCGGATGCGGTCGATGACCTCGCGTTTCCGTTCCGGCGTCATGCTCTTCGACTGCTGGATCGCGGCGATGTCTTTGCGCCAGTCGGAAAGCTTGCGTGCCGACTGGTCGAACGCTTTCGCCATATGGACGCCGGCCGAGTATTCCGGCTGTTCGCCCATCTTGCGGCGCACATCGTAGGCGTTTTTGGCCACCGTCGCCTGTTTGCGCAGGTCGTAGAACTTCGCCAGCGATTCGCTGTTGCGGTTCGGGTCGACCGTAAAGCGGCTGAACAGCGGCTTTTCACTGAGCTTCTTCGCCTCTTCCTGCGGTTTCAAAAATATGTCCGGCGCCTTGGACAGGTACTCGCCTACGCCGCCGCCATAGCTGCTGACGTAGTGGTCGATCAGGATTGGCGACACGCCCCACGCTTTGCCGAGAAACTTCGCCATCGACGACGTGTTCTTGGTGAACTGCAATTCCGGCGGCAAGTTCTCCAGCTGTGGCGGGATCAGCGGCGAATCGTAGAAAAACGTCTTCCCCATTCGATGCTCCAGGATCGGTTCGGCAAACGTTGGCAGCAGGTTCGGGCTGAATCCCTCCCACACGCTGCGCCCCAGTTCGCGGAACGCCATGGGGTCGTGTTCGAACGCCGCGTCGAGCACACGCTCGACGGCGGAGCCGAACAGCCCCGCCAGCTCCGGCTTGGGCAGCCGCAGCCACGTGCCGCCGACCTTGAAGACCCAGTAGCGGTCCTTGATGTTGCGGCTGATGCGCTTGTACTCGTCGTCGTCGCGCCCGGCCATCCAGGAGATCAGCGACGGCAGGATCACGTACATCGCCGTGCGCGCCGCGAATCGGCCCGGGTGCGCCGCCGCCGTACGAACGAGCTTTGACGTCCCCTGCACGGCGGGGTTGAAAAACGCCGTGTAGCGGTTCCACACCTTACCCCATTGGCCGCCACGCGCGAAATCAAGGTTAACCTCGCGCGCCATGCGGGCGGCGTAGCGCTTCGGATAGCCCTCTTTCACCAGCCGGTCGTACTCGGCGAACTTCGGCGCCAGCTCGATCATCTCGTTGAACGCACCGATTGTGTTATTCCACCATGATTTGAATTTCCGCAGGAAGCCCCTGTCCCCATGAATGGCCCTGCCGACGTATTTGGAGATCCCTTTTTCCGAGGCGTTCAGCCCCAGTTCCGTGATGCCCGAATAGGCCAGCCCGTGGTCGAGCGCGTCAGCGATCCGCTGTTTCGCAGTCTCGTCCTTCGCCGTCTGCATCAGCAGCCCCTTGACCGTGCCAAAGAACGGCATCGACCGTACGCCCTCGGCGCTGTTCGTCAGGCTTGAATACATGGCGTCGCGGATGAAATTCGTGAGGATGAACGCCGGATTCGCCCGCGTCGCGCCCAGCTTCAGCAGATTTGCGGCGCCCTGCGCGGCGCGGTCGAGGCTGCCGAAGATCGGGTTCCTGATGCCCGCGGCCTGTTCCATCGCCGCCAGCGCGTCGATGAGTTTTTTGTCTCCGGTGAACGCCCGTCGCGTGCCGTCGAACCAGACCGTGAAGGTGTCGCCGCTTCGTTCGCCGCCCTGTACCGGTTCGATCACGTCGGCGAAGAGCGCCGGATCGGCCAGCGCGGCGCGCACCAGCGCCTGAGCGGCGCGGTTTTTCTCCGCGAGCTGGTTGAACACCAGCGCGTTTTTGACCATCATCTCGAACGGATCCTTGGTGTCGATCACCGCGTCCGCCGCGCCGACGCCGGTCGCCTGTTTCACCTGGTTGGACAGGTTGACGATGCCCTTGCCGCGGCGCGTCGGCGACGTCACCGAACCGTCCTCGTTGACGCGCACGAACGGCACGTAATGCGGCCAGCGCTTTTTGTACTCCTCGTACTGCCCGCGGCTCCACACGCCCGAATCGATCAGCGTCCGCTCGACCATCGCTTCGTAGGCTTTGGCGATGTCCTCGGCGATCCGCGCCAGTTCGGGGTTCTCGTGCCGGGTGCGGTTCACGACCGCGCTCACTTCCGCGCGCGTCAGCCCGATGCCCGGTTCCAGCCCGTTATCCCAGTAGTCCAGCGCGCGCATGGCTTTCATGTAACTCGTCAGCTTGGCGTACGCCTCGTCGCCGAGTTTCTTGACCGGCTCCATCAGCGCCAATACGTCGCGTTTCGCCTTGCCCATGTAGCCGGGCATCGTGCGCAGCATGTCGTAGACGGCGAACTCGTCTTTCAGCTCGCCGTGCTGGAGCATGTCGGCGTAACGTCCGCCGCGTTCCTTCGCCAGTTCCCTCACGCGGTCGCGCAGGAGGTTCTGCATCTGTTCCAGATAACGGAGCTGATCGTCGAACTTCTGGCGGAAGCCGTTCCACGCCTCGGCGGCGGAAGCGCGCCAGCCTTTCTGGGTCCTGACCTTTTCGTCGCCGCGGATCATGCCGGCGCGCAGCTTCTGTTCCGGCGTCAGCTCGCTGTAGCTCCGCACCGCGTCGAACAGCTCGCTCACCGGCTGTTGGTATTCCTCGTGCGCTTCCAGCGCTTCGCGGAACAGCTTCGTGTACTCGGGCGCCACGACCTCCATCAGATCGGGGTTATAGGCGTAAGCGCGGAAGTACTCGGCGATCCCCTCTTTCATCAGGTACCGCTGCGCTTCCTCGAATTTCAGCGCCGCCGCGCTCACGTCGGGGCCCCGCGCTTCTTCTCCCGAAGCGCGCATATAACGGCCGTGGAGTTTTTCATAGATCGTGTTCACGCTCTGCGGCGACGTCGCCTTGCCCAGCTCACACAGCTCGTCGTACAGCTGCCGCGACGTTTCCGCGTCGCGTACGTTCTCGCGCAGCCCCAGCTTGTAGTCCAGCGCGTGCCCGATCTCGTGCAGCGCCGTGGGAAAATCCCCCCAGTGCCGCTCGCGGGCGACGGCCGTCTCCGGCGTGTAGTACCCCGCCACGTTCGCGGGCGCGCTCACGCCCTTGCGCACTGGCGCGATCGCCCGCAGCTTGTCGTAGATGTCTTTGATTCGGATCAGCGTGACGGCGGACTTGCTCCCAGGTTCCGCCGTCACCGTGACCTGCGGCAGGCTGCTGCGGACGGAGAAGTCGCGCAGCTTCTTGACGGCCGCTTCATCTTCGTGCCCGCGCCAGATCGGGCCGAAATCGCCGCGTTCCGGCGTTGCCAGCAGGCGGTCGAACACCTCGCGCACTTCCGGCGAAAGCTCCACGCCCAGCCGTTTGATGTCGCGGTAGATGTCGATCAGCCACTGCTTGATTTTGGCAAACACGCTCCGCATCTCAGCCGTCGGCGATCTGCCTTCTATCAGGTAGGCTTCGAACGAGCGGGCGAAGCGCTCCTGCGCCTCGGCGTAGCGTTCTTTTTTCTTGCCGGTGAACGTGTGCCGCTTCGACAGGTTCAGGTCTTCGATGCCCAGATATTTCCTGACCGTTTCGAGGTCGGCCTTAGTCCGCGCGTTGGCCTTTTCGAGCAGGCCGTCGGCGATTAGGTCGTCCAGCATCATGTGCCCGATCTCGTGGAAGAACGTGGAGCGGTCGGCGTGCTTGAAGAGCGTCACCAGCCCCTCGCCGTGCGAGCCGATCTGGATCTGTCCGCGGCGGAGCTTGTTTTGCCGCTGATTGTAGATATTCGCGTCGGTAGAGGAAAATGTGCCTCGGTTATCGACGGCCTTGATCTGGTTCGGTGCATACGCGACGTATACGTCGCCCGGGGCGTCGACGCTGCCCCAGTGCCCTTCATCGACGACATTCTCGAAAATCACGCCGTCGAATCCGTCGCCGTAGTTTCCTTCCCCGACACTCTGAGCGATCTCGTTGGTGGTCATCTCGCCGGCGGGATACGACACCTCGTAACGCCCGGAATAGTCGTCCAGATCCCGCTCGATATATTCTTCCGCTTCGCGGGGCGTCCTAAACGGTTCGCCGTCGCGATCGTAAACGCTTTCACCGGTCTCGTTGTCGTAAACGCTGATCTCGCCGACGTTTGTCCAGTCTTTGCCTTCGGCGTTAATGCGATAAGGATTGCGGAGGTTCAAAAAGACGGGATAAACCCCCTCGCCGGAGAGATCCGGCTCGGAAGTCCCGGGCTCCCGCGAAACAAGCTCGTCGCTTCCGGAATACGTCGCGGCTACGTCTTTTCGCCCCGAGAAGAACACCCCCGCTCCGGTAGTGTCGCCGACGCCGGTTGTGCTGAAAGTCGAGAACCCGGTGTGCGTGCTGCCGTGGTACACCACCAGCGGCTCGCCGTTCCCGTCCAACACTTTCGAGGCGTTCTCGGGATCGTTCTCCCAGTCCCCGAACCATTCCTTGAATTGCTTCGTCCGTACCAGCACCCACTGTTCCGGCGTGAGATTGGTCTCCGTCCCGTAAGACGTTTTCAGGTACGTGCCGTTCGCTTTGGCGGCTTCGACGATGGCGCTGCGCTCCCGCTCGCTTTCCGTGTCCGGCAGAGAACTCTGCGCGTAATATTCCCCGTCCATCCCCTTGACACCGCGGAGCATTTCGCGTATAGTGATCCCAGAAAAAGAATCCTCCGCTGTTGACGCCGAAGCACCAATCGGCTGTGTGCGGGGGATTCTTTTGTTTATAATTACGTCATAAACGCGGACATCGAGCGGAACAAGCCGGTCACTGTTATTTTTCTCTTCTGCTACGATACGGACGGTAGCTATCCCTTCTCGCGTTACCACAGGGACATAAAAGCGGTGATACATTCTAACGCCGGGTTTCTTGTTCTTCTTCCTGTTCGGCCCGCTTTCCACGAGAACAGCGTTTTTCATCAGCTCCGGAAGAGACAAAACAGATGCGTTGCGAATGCTTTTCTCTTTCCGATAAATCGGAGCGCCTGAGTGGGCGATATGGCCTAAATGATACGAATCCTTAGGAAGATTAAGGAATGCAAGAGCATCCCGTGAGATGCTAGGGCCGTCTTTAATCAGTGTTTTCAAATGTTCTGTCAGAGTCTTGACATTGGCGGTTTTGGCTCCGTCCGCCACCCCGGAAAGATCGACGACGGGCACACGCTCGTCCATATTCAGCCCATCCCGCACCGCCTGGTCGTAAACGTCGCCGCCCCAATCAGGTCCCGCGTCCTCTTCGCCGCGGACGTTCAGCTTGTCCAGTTCTGCCGGCGTCAGAGCGTCAGGGCGCAGCTGTCCGTATTCGTCCATGCCCAGCGCGCGGGCGCGGGCAAGCAGATGGTTCGCCCATACTTCGCCGCCGGCGTTCGCCGTCTCGTCATCGCCCCCGGCGGCCTTAAGCTGCTGTGCTATACGTTCCCGCGCTTCGCGAGCCGATTCAATAAACGCGGCCTCCCGGCTGATTCGCGGCAGGGACCTCTCGCCGGTGATCCTCATATCGCGCCCTGAATCCGCTGTGTAAATATTTCCCAGCGTTTGCAAGGCGTTTTCGACGTCGGTCCCCAAGGAGAAGGGCTGGCGTTTGTTTTTTGCAGGCGCACGCCCGATCACGTCCTGTACGTTGGGGCTCTGCTCGTACCTCCGCCCCGACTGCTCCATCAGGTCAGCGAGCGTAGACGGCGGCAGGTCTTCGCGTTCCTCGGCGTCCATCTGCCGGATGTTCTGATACTCCTCCGCCATCTGCGTGCGCAGGTCGTCCAGCGTTTCCCCGGTGTCCTCGGGGATAACCTCTTCCTGCACAGTCTGTCCGACTGTCGGCACAGTAGTCTGCATCTTCGTGACCTTCTGCATGTTCGCCGCGGCGATTGTTTCCGCCTTTCTGCCCGTCGGCGCGGGCGTCTCCGCCGCCGGCATCGCGCCGGGCAAAGGCTTTGCCGTTTCCGGCACGACCGGCTGCGGCTCGACGGGCTTGAACACGTCGCTCATCTTCTCCGGCATCTGCGGAGCGACGTTGCCGGGGACGGTCCCCGCGGACTGCGGTACCCAGTTGTTCAACTCTTCCCGCTGCTGCTCTTCTTTAACGGGCTGCATGATCTCGGCGACCGCCTGCTGAGCTCCCACGTCCGGCACTCCGCGTGCAAAATTGTCCACGTTGCCGCCGCGGCCGTTCCGCATCGACCGCACGCCCAGTCCCAGCGTTGCGCCGATAATAGACGACAAGCCCGTCGGCAGGAAAGTGTCTTTCATCTTCTGCTTCATGTATTCGGCGTTCATGACGTTCTCGCCGATGGCGCGGAGATATTCGAGGATCCCCCGGTTTCTCGTCGCCGCCGCGGCGTCGCCGATCACGTCCTGCCCGACTTCCTGCCCGCCCTGGCCTATGACTTCGCTGAGGGTCATCGCCAAACCGCGTTTCAAAGAGCTCTGGATGCCATCCCAGGCGTCGCCGAAAATCCCGGCCTTGTCGAAGAACACGTTCATGGGGAGTTCGGCGGCGAGTTGCCTGTTCGCCTGGCTCTGCGCCTGCTCCGGCGAGCGCCCTTCCTGAATGGCTTCGCGGTATGTACGTCCGGCGTTGCCTAACGCTTCCTCGCCGCTGCGGTACATCATCGCGGCCGAAAGCATTTTTTGGGGGAGACTCATCAGTCCTTCCGGCATCAACATTTGTCCGGCCGGCGCCAGGTTCCCCGCCGCGGCAAGGGCGAGGGAGGCCGCCATGGACGGGGCCGTCGAACCAAGAGCGTTCACGCTGGACGTCCAAAGGTTGTTCGCTCCGACTTTTTGAGCGTGTTCTCTCGCCCGGGCGTCCCACCAGTTCGAGCCTCCCCCGATCCAGTCCGCAACGCCGCCCATGAGCGGGACAGCCCGCACGCCGTGCGCCAGCGCGTCGCTCATGTTGGCCATGCCCGTTTCGACGCCGGCCATCCCGGCGTGATACGTATCGTTGATAAAACGCTTGATGTTTTCCCCGCCTTCGGCAAGGGCCGCCTGATTGGCGGCTTCCTGTTCCGGCGTCCCCACCTGCGTCTGCATCTGCATGAGGTCGTCGAAAGACGGGGATTCGTCTGCTTCCGGCCGCTTGGCTTTCGCTTTGATCGACGCGAGCATGCTGTCGTAATCACCGCTCGGCGCAGGACGTTTGATTCTATTCAGCATCTCTTCATAACTCGACATATACATGCTCTCCTTACATAAAAAGCCGCCTTAATACAGGCGGCTTTATCTATTTCCCCAAGAGATCGCGTTCAATCTCTTCGAGCGTTTTCCCCATCTTCAGCCCTTGGCGTACAAGCTCGTCATACTCCTGCTGCGTGGTCTCCGGATATTTTTCGAGCACGGCCGGAGGAATGCTGTTTCCCTGCCCAGCCTGCGCCGGAGCGGGATTGTACCCGTACAAGGGATTATTGGACAACAGACCCCTGGAATCCACGAGTTGTGGTATTTTGCGCAAATCTCCGAGAAGCTGCTCCACGGCCGCGGGCGACAGCGTTGGGTCGATGCCGCGCACGGCCTGTTCGAACTCGGCCGGCGAGCCGCCGAACATCCCCGCCATCTCTCCGGCTTTCCCCCACGCGTCGCGGATCGCTCTCTGTTCGTCGCGGACAGGGGCGTAAGCGTTCGCACTGCGCTTTTCCGCCGCTTCCAGCGCCATCTCCTGGCGCCGGTTCGCCGCGTTCTGCGCGTAGACCGTATCCGGCGACACGCCCACCGCGCCGCCGAAGACCGGCGTCGTTTCCCCGGTGTACTTGTCCTGCGACAGCACCACCTGCCGGTCGCCGAGATTGACCGCCTGGTTGTTGAAGCCCGGATTGAGATGCTGGATAAAATTGCCCACCGTCTTCGCCCCGTCGGGGTCGTACAAGGCGCGGTTGCCCACATACTCAAGCGTCCCCTGCCGGTCGTTGAACTGCGGCATGTTCCCAAGTCGATCCGCCAGCCGGTCGGCGTCCTGCATCTTGAAACGGCTGCCGAACCGCGCTTCCACGAATTTCTGGAAGTTCGGATCGTTGATCGCCCCCGACTGCGCGCCCCATTTGTAAACGTCGTCGATCGTCGGCATGGAGCCGCGGGCGGCGTTGTTCCGCAGCGCCTTGACCGTCGTGCCGATCAGTCCGTCGCCTTCCCGGGGACGGAACTCCTCCGGCACGCCGCCGAAAGGATCGCCGCCGAAAGCGTTCTGCTGCGGCGCGAACGTCTGGCTGAGCTTCTTCGTTTCCGGCGCGCTCTGGATCGCCAGCGGCGACTCCTGCGGGACGGCATACTGCCCGCTTGCCTCGTCATACAGCTTCTCGAATTCGCCCCAGCGGCTGGCGTTGACGCGCTGCGCCCGCGCCGCCGCGTCGCGGTCGAACATGCCCTTGACCAGCCCCGACAGCGTCGCCGAGGCAAGGTCGCTCCACCATGGCCGATAAGGCCGCTCGAAATAGACGGCCATTCTACCAGCTGCCTCCGGCGCGGAAGCCGCCGCCCCAGCCCTGCGGCTTGAGCGGATTTTGTTCCATCAGCTTTTTCGCCCAGTCTTCCTGATCGAGCGCGTTCCCCCAGTACGAACCGGCGCCGTTCAGCAGGGCGCTGCCGACGTTCTGCCCGCCAGCCAGGCCGCCGAGCGCCGATCCGACACCCGCGCCGACGGGGCCGCCGATCGTCCGTCCCGCCAGCCCCAGAAGCTGCGGCAAAAACGAGCCGAACAGGCCGCCTCCGCCGCCTACCGTGTAGACTGCCATATTTAACCACCTCTACTTTCCCTGTTTGACGATCGTGTCGTAGTCTTCGCGGTTGTCGTAGCTGTTCTGCCAGTCCTTCCAGAACTGGTACACCGGCTCGTACTGCGACATCATCGCCTGGCTCAGCGTCTGCGGCATCGAGGCCGCCTGCTTCATCATGGCGCTGTTCGTATCGAGCGCTTTGCCGTAACCCGTCAGGGCCGAATTCAATCCGCTCGCGGCCTTGGCGTACGTGTCTGCCGTGCCTGCGAGCGCGCTGTTCGTCTGCCCGTATCCTGACAGCACCGAGTTGTACGCGTTCAGATAGTTCTTCGCGTAGGCGTCGGCGGCGCTGTCGGCCAGGCCGTCGAGCGACCGGTTGGCGACGCTGCTGTTCATCACGCCGCGTGCCGCCAGATCGTTCAGGGCGCTGCCCGTGTTTTTGTTCAGCTCCGAGTTGACCGCTCTGTTCAGGTTGTCCAGCACGGCGCTGGGCACGTTGCCCGTGCGCGTGAAGTTCAAAATTTCGTCGGACAGGCGTCCCTGCCGATCGCCCACGCCCTCGATCTTTCCGGACACGCCGCTGAGCCCTTCGGACGCGTTAAGGACCTTGTCCATCAAAGGCTGCGTGTTTTTCGACAGGGCGTCGTATTGATTCAGCGCCGAATCGACGCGCTGCCGGTTTTTGAGCCAGTCCGAACCGAACGTCGTATTCGCCCAGTCACCGGCGTTGGCGTTCGTTCCGCCGCCGATCTGGTTCCCCGCGGCGTTGAACACGCCGAGATTATACTCGCCGCTGCCGCTCGGGATTGAGATGCCGCCGCCGTAATTGCCGGATATGATCGGCGAAAGCGCGCCGTACAGGCTGTTTCTGAGACTGGTCAGTTCGGCCGGTTCGGGATCGCGCTTCCGCACCTGGCGCGTAGAAGAACTTCCGCCCATATCACCGACCTCCTTTCACTTTCGTATTTTCCGGCGACACGAGAATATAGCTGTACACCGTATCGCCGTCGTATTTTTGTTTCACCAGCGTGCCACCGACCGCGCGGATGTAGACCTCCGGCTCCCGCTTCGTGACGAAATAGGCGCCGCGGCAGGGGAAGCCCATCCTGCGCAGCTGCAAGATCATGCTCAGCACGATCGGCCGCCAATATCGGCCATTACCGCACATCTTCGGCACGGCGAGGCAGAAATGCTCAAAGTCCACCATCCACGTGAAAAAACCGTGGTCGCGATCGAACATCAGTTCCTCGCGGTCATCGAGGATGAATTTCGATTGGTCGCGCTCCTCGTAAAGCCGCACCCAGCCGCCAAACGGCTTAGGCCCCTTGGGACAGGTCTTCATGATTCAGCCTCTTCCGCAAATAAACGCGCGCTCCCACGCACGCCGCCGTCCAGCCGCATTGGGGCTGGCGGGCATAGTACGCCCTAGCGTCGCCCGCCTCGTACGCCGCCATGACGCACGACGGGCAATAGCCCGATATGTCGCAGTCCTTGCAATCCTGCGGCCACAGCTTGTAATGCTCCGATGCCTCTTCGACAAAGGGCGCGTCAGTGATCTCGATGCGGTGATCCCGCAAAACTCCGATTGGCTTCGCCATTGCCGCAGCGAAACGATGGCACCCGTAAACCAGCCCGTCGAATCCGAGGCAGCGCATGTACTTGCACGAGCCGCAGAAATTGCCGCGCGCCTTGACGCAGGGATTGAACCGCCTCGGATCGACGCCGGCGGGATTGAGTTGGAACAGATGCGTTGTGTCCGTCAGTCCGTTGTCCAAGAGGTAATCGGCCACGGAGATCAGCTGCGCGCCGCAGCGTTCCGCTTCGGAAAGCGGCCATTCTTCGTCGAAAACGACGTTAGCCGCGAGATTCGTAAACCCCAACTCGATCAGGTGAATGACGCTTTCGGCGTATCGATCGATCGTCTCGTGAGTGAACGTCGCCTTAACCGAAATCTGCCGCGGCGGCAGGATCTTCTGCGCGACGCGCAGCCCCGCAACCGCCCGGTCGTAGCTGCCTCGGCCCTTGGCGTCGATTCGGCACCGGTCGTGGTTTTCTCTCGTCCCATCGATCGAGAAGCCGATATAAAAATGCTCTTTCCAGCGCTCTAACAGACGGACGACCTCGGGGCGCGTCAGCAGCGTCCCGTTCGTCGTCACCGAAACGATGAACGGGGCCTTGACTCCGTAACGGGCGCACAGCCGCTCCGCATGCCGGCATATCGAATCGAGGTCATCCGCGTGCAGGAACGATTCGCCGCCGATCAGATCGATCACCGGCGAAACGCACGGCGGTTTTTCCAACTCGACGTAATCGCGCCGGAACGAATCTGCAAGGAAGTCCATCATGTTCTCGAAATTATTTGCGCCGCGGCATTTCTCGTGCTCGAAACAGTACGTGCAGCGCAGATTGCAGTCGAGATTCGTGAGGATCTCGTATCCCGGCCAGGGGTGCTGATTGCCTCGCATGTCAGCCCCTCGGGTCGTAATGCTGCTCGATCATGAACTCGACCGGCGTTTCATGAGCCTGGCGCACCATCTCGCGGATCCGCCCTTCCTTGTCGGCGATCGCCGCCAGCGTACCGTGATCGGGAACACATTCGAGGAACGGTGTTAGCAACGTTCGTTCCTCGTCGGACAGCTGCACCTTGGAGAGCAGGAATGCGATCACTCTCCCGTAGTCCGCCAAACGGTCTTCCGCCGTGCCGGCGATGCGCAGCACCGCTGCTTGCAGGCGGTAACGCATCAGGTTGGCCGTTTTGCCTTCTTCCGGCAGTTCTATAAACCTGTCCGTGTGCCAGTCGTAGGCATACCACCAGCAGTGACGGATCAGGTCGGCGATCGTCTGCTCCGTCGAAAACTCGACCTTGGCGTATTTCATCTCTTCCGGCGCGGGGGCCGTCCCTGCGTCGAGCACCTTGTATTTCAGCTCGTGCCCCGTGTAAAGATAGTAACCGCAGCCGAAAACCGGGGCGTACACGTTCTTGCCGGCGATCGGCGTGTTGAGATACGCCTCGTCGATCCCGCCGATCTCCCGCGCATAGCTGTCGACCATAATGTCCTCCGCCATGAGCGCCGTCCCCATCGAATCCGGTTGGGAAACGCGCACTTTGTCGGGATCGGCTCCGATATAAAACCGCCTGTCAGCCTCCGCCGCCGTCAGCGTGTAGAACACGTTCTTGAAATTCGTGACGTTGGCGGGGAACCCGTAACGGTGGAGCTGGTGATAAAAACTGCGTTCCGTGCCCATAATTACGCCTCCTTTATGCGTCGCTGCCGCACGAAGAGACGCAGCTGGTGCTGCATATACCTCCGCAGCTGCCGGAGCAGGTATTTGTGCATCCGCCGCTGCATCCGCCGGCACATGAATTCGAACAGCCGGAAATGCACGTCGAAGCGCACCCCGACGCACACCCGACGTTGATCACGATGTCTCCAGAACCGTTGAAATAGGCGCTGCCGCTCACTACGCTGCGCCCCACCTGATTGTTCCCCGCGATCCAGGCGTTGTAATGGGCCACTTTGATGTTGCGCGTGTAGGTCAAATACTCCGCGTTCGAGGCCCGGCCGGAAAACGTGTCGGCGAACACCGTGCGGAATTTTCTTGCCGAGGAACCGAGGTCAATACCGGAATTGACAGTAGGGGCTACCGGTCCCGACACGTTTCCGCCGGCTGTCGGCAGGAACGGCAGAGGGATATTCGATGTCACGGAAAGCGCTACGTCGCTGGAACCGTCGATTTGCACAGAACCCGAGACGGCCCCCGTCACGTTGAGAGTTCGCGCCAGTTTCCATTTGTCCGCCGTGCCCGCGTTGCCGGAAACATTCTCCTGCAACGGATGCACATGCTGACCGCGCGCGTAGGTAATATCCGCTCCCGGCGTGGCGACGCCGTTCGGACGCGGGTTCTCGTTCGACGGATAAACTCCGGGGATGTCCCGATTCAAGTTTTCGTATAGCGTGTCAAACTGTGCTTTCGTTTTTGCGAAAGCCGTATCGGTACGATCGCCGCCCTCTTCGACGGGATCGAAATTAAAAGCGTTCTCGCCGGGGCCATAAGTAGCCATGCGTTCACCTCCAATAAAAAAGGAGCCTTACGGCCCCTATCCCAAAGTCTCCGGCCAGACGATCGCTTCAAGGTCTTCGGCTGTCTGCGCGGCCTTGATTAGATCGTCGAGGCGCTGCTGCGTGCCGATCACGGCCGTGCACAGCTGACCATAGGCCGTGACGTTGGCGAGGATCTTGTCCCGCAGCGTGTCGACGGGGATTCCCCGCAGCGTCGCGATACCCGCGACGAACTGCGCCGCCTCGGTCGTCGTCTCGCCCGCGGCGAGGTCTTTCGCGCCCTGCTCCTGCTTGCTCCAGCTCTCGATTTCGGCCTGCGTGTAGCTGCGCTTTACTTCGTCGAGGATGGCGTCTCCGGCGCCCCAGATTTCACGCCGCTTACGCTCCTTGAGCACCGCAAACGGCACTTCCCATGCCGCGCCGTTCCAGACGGCCTCATGGTCGGTCGGCTCGATTTGCGTCCACGTGTTGGAGATCGCCTCGTCAAGTGCCTTGATTTCGTGCCGCTCCTGCGTAGCAGTGTCGTACCAAGTCTCGCCGCGATGGTCGTCGGTCAGCAACCACGCGCCGTTACGGTAGACCGCGGCCTGATGCTCGCCCGCCTCAGGCGGCGCAGTCTCCGTACTGTGCGCGGGCATCAGGTAGACGCCCGGCTCCATCGGTGATTCATGCGCCGTTTCGGGGCCGAGATATTCGCCGGTGTCGGGATTGTAGTTATAGACTGTTTTCGTGTTCATGGTTTAGCTCCTTTACTCGTAAACAATGCATGGCAGCAGACAGAGGGCGGGCGGCTGAACCGTGTTGCTGCCACCATAGATACTATTGGATTTAGATGCATCAAATTCTAAATCAGCATTACTATCAGCTGTTTCTGTAGATAATAATGCACGGTGGTTAAAGTGGGGGGTTCTCCAGAGCAATGCCCCAGAAGGGGAACTGTAGCCACCCGCAACTATCCAAGATGCAGAGCCTGTGATATTAGGTAACCCCGCGGAATAATACGTTCCTACGTGCAGGCTATCAGAGCCCCACGGTGCGCGCCATCTGGCGTCGGGCAGCGCGAACGTAGTGCTGCCGTCGCCCTCGCCCCACGTCGTGCCGATCGCCGCAAACAGCTCGGCGTAGGTCGTGCGGCTGACAGCCGCGCCATCGGCGGCGAGACTGTGAGGCGGCGGCGTTTTAGCGGCCGTCCAGAAGACTGCTCCGACCGGCAGCCCCACCACGGTACGCACCAGCGCGCCCTGCGCGTTCTTGGTAATCAGTTCGACGGTTGCCATTATGCCGCCTCCCTGATACCAAAGAGGGATGATAGTCTTAGACTATACCCTCCCCCCCCGCCGTTGGTAACTGTGCGTTTACTTCGATACACAATTACAGGAAGCAGCTTGACGGAGGCGGGCTGTACGGTAGAGGACCCACCATAGATGGAGGACGAGCGCGAGGCGTTAAGGGAAAAAGAGGGGATCGAGGTCACTCCAGATACTCCTCCCCAGTTGCCTCCGTCTCGGTAAGAAGACAAAATGGTTCCAGCATAAAACGCTCCGCTTACTGATTGTATGTTAGTGCTAGTATTAGCTGAATGTATTAAGACATTTCCCATGATACCCGGCAGCCCCGGCGCGTTGTATCCGCCCGCCGTCTGTGCGCCTTCGGGGACTCGTCCGCGAGCGTCCGGTACATTGAACGTAGTGCTGCCGTCGCCCTCGCCCCACGTCGTGCCGATCGCCGCAAACAGCTCGGCGTAGGTCGTGCGGTTCAGTTCTTCGCCCACAGCCGGCACGCAGTTTTCGGGCACTGTATTGCCGGCGATGAAGAGGATCGTCCCCACCGGCGGCAGAGTGTTGTGCACGATCAGTGCGTCGCCTGATTTTGTAACAGCCTCGAACATGTGATCATCCCTCTCGTATGTACAAGTCGCCCGGCTGGATCATCGCGGCGATCTCGCTGTCGGTAGCGGTGCCTGAATAAACGGTATGCAGCGCCGACGGCATGACGCCAATCACGCGCGCACCGCCTGCACCGTCGGTGATGTCGATGGCGTTTCCGGCGGACACAACGTTCGCGGCGTTAGCCGCCGATGCGGCCGCTTCTTGGGCCGATTGTGCGGCGTTCGTCGCGCTGCCAGCCGCTGCGCTTGCGGATGCCGCGGCACTGCTTTCCGCCGTCTGTGCCGCGTTTTGCGACGCTAAAGCCACGGCCGCGCTTGCTGCCGCCGCCGTCTGGCTCGCCGATGCCGCATCCGCTGATTGCGTGGCACTCTGCTGAGAGGCCGCCGCGGCGTTTGCGGATGAAGTGGCCTGCTCCTCGCTGGATGCAGCGTTGGACGCCGCCGTGTTCGCCTCCTGCACTCTGCCGGCGACGAGAGCGTCGATATCCCCCAGCGCCTGTGTGGCCGCCGCGGCGGTATTTGCGGCGGTGTTGGCGCTGTCCGCCGCGCTTTGGGCCAACGCCGCTTTTGCGTTGGCTGTGTTGGCCCCCTCGTTGGCCGCATTGGCCGCCGCGTTCGCGGCGTTGGCCGCCTCCGTAGCGAGGCTCGACGCGGCATTGGCGCTGTTTGTCGCCGCCGTCGTCATATCGATTAAGCCGCTCAACGTCTCGATGCCGCTTGTCGCCTGAGCCTTGGCGTCAATCATCTCTTGCGTCAGGCTGCGGATCGAACCCGCCGGCCCGGCATCGGGGTCTTCGGCCGCTACCGACATGGCCCCGAGAAAAAACGTCACGTCCTCCGTATCGCTCGTGCAGACCCGCGCCGAAAGCGCGTAGCGCCCCGCGACGTCCGGCTGCACCTTCACTCGCACGGCACCTGCCAGGGGCTCGACGATATTGCCGGTATACAGCACGGTCTTTTCCCGATCCTGCGCCGCCACGACGACGGAGCAGCCCGTCAGGTCGACGGCGTTGCCCTCTTCGTTTTTGAGGGCTATGTCGAGCACCACGATATCCATCACGGCGACCGCCGCGTAAATAGGCCGGTTCGGTTCCAGATAAACCGACACGACGGGGCGCGCCAAAACGTCTCTCATGCCACCACCCCCACGGGAACGTATTCGATCGCGAACCGCGACAGCTCGAACGGCACTCCCGCTGATTCGAACTGGATTTGCAGCGCCCGCGTGCGGAACGTGTTGTGTTTCGTGAAATCCTGTTTTTCTTTGTAGACGTTGCCGATCGGCGTCTTGTTTCCGTAGACCGGCGTGATGTTGCCGTAAACGGGCATCGATTCGTCACTGTAAAAAACAATTGGCAGAAGTCGCCGCCCTGAACAGCTGACCGTCAGGACATCCTGAGAAACGATGCGCCGCAGCATGTTCGTCGTTACACCGATGCGTTTGAGCAGGTATTCGGAAAAGCCGACCAGACGTTTGCTCGAAAAACGGCAGTAGACGAAACTCAGCGTCGCCGTCGCGGGATCGTAATCCGACGAAGACGCTCCGGAAAAATCGTAAATGCAGCTCCCCATCGCGAGGAACAGCGAATCGTGATCGGGCTCGACGACGTCCGTCACCGGGGCCGGAAACTCCCACTTCAGCACCGGCATCGACGACAGTCCGAATTCGTAGTATGCCGGCAGGATCGTTTCCGCTCCCGGCGCCACCAGCAGAATGTTCCGTGCCTGCAAATGCCAGAGACGGCATTTCGAAGTGTCGAGATGATCGCGGATCCACGGATTGACTTTCTGCAGCGCGTCCGCGGGCATGATCTCTTCGTAGCCCTGCGTGCCCTGCAGCAGCCGCACGCCCTTGCTGGATTCGATGTAAAACAGATAGCCGCCGATGTTGACGGCGCTGTGCCCGTTTGACAGCACCTCGTCGCGGCTGATTTCCTTGACCGTCCATTGCGGATACTCCCCCACCAGACGAAATGCCGCGTGCGTTTTGAACACGATCACGTCCGTCAGCGAGGGGATGCAGCAGACAACGTTCCCCGCCACTTTGTAGCCGATCTGCGTTTCCACTGGATCGGCGTCCGTCGCTGAAGACGGGATCGTCCAGCGGGAAGCGTCCCCTACGGCGGAACCGCGCAGCGTGTCACTGTTATCCTGCCAGCAAAAGAGCCGTCCGGCGCGGGCGTAAACGCCGATTACCGCCGCGGGCGAATCCTCGACAGTCGTCAGCACATGCGTCGCGTGGGCGAACAGTTGGATTTTCCCGCCCGAGGCGACGTACAAATCGCCGCCGAATTCGGCCCACGAGGGGACCGAACTCCCCGTCAGAGCGCCAAGAGGCCGCGTCTCCGAAGGCGTGTGGTAATACAGCGATCCTCCCGCCGCCACGACCAGTCCGCCGTCGTACCAGTACATGCCGGAAATGGGAGAACCGAAATCGTGGATCGGCTCCCCCGTCCCCTGGCGCGTCCTCAGACGTCCCGGCGCGTTGGAGTACGTCATGTTGACGCAGTCGGCCAGTTCGTTCAGCGCAATATTTTCCGGCGCCGTGCGGATATTGATGCCGCCCGAGAAATCGCTGAACTCCAAAATCTGCGTGTCCGACCGATGCCGCGACGCCCGTCTCACGATTCCACCCCCGGCAGCAAAGCAACAATACGGTCCATGAATTCCTTTTCCAGCGTCACGTCATATTCGTCGCTGTTGAGCATCAGCGCCAGCGCCGTTTCCACGGCGGCGTCGGAGTAATCCTCGGGGAACGGAAACGTGTCATTCAACGACACGACGCCGCCGCGCAGCCCCCAGAACGAGATTCGCACGGGAGCGCTGCCTGTCGTCGTCCGCAGCACGTGCCCCTCGCGCCAGACGGGATACTGCCCTACGAACGAATGGAACCCTTCCGGCACGGACTGATAATCGACGACGTCCTCCGTGACGATCATCTCCGGATCGCGGCGTTTGATCAGCACGCCGGACAGGTACTTTACCGCCGAGTCGAGGCTTTTGACGATTTCCGCGTCGGTGTAGTTCAGCTTGTCTATGTCGTTGGCGCGCTGCCGTACCGTCACCGCGAGGTCTCGTATTTTCAGGTTATACATTTTGCTCGTACCCTCCCCACAGTTTCGGCTCTCCGGCGTTTTCCCAGCGCTGCGTCTTGCCCGCCTGCGCCGTCCGGTCGGAGACAGTCTGCGCCGTCTCGAAATCGCCCTTGAGCAGCGCCGCCGTCATGCGCGCCAGCGGCAAAAGCAGCACCTCCGGCGCGTCGATCTCGTCGTCGATCGCCGTCAGTCGTGCCGGGCGGTAGCGGTACGTCAGAGTCACTCGCGGTTCCGGCGAGACGATCTCGCTGTTTTCGAAGCGAAATTCCCCGCGGAACGGCCCCGTCTCGTAGTTCGATCCCAGCGCCGCGCCGCGCGGCACCAGCACAGAGACCACCGAACGGAAATCCTCCGGCAGCGCGGCGCGCCCGGCTGGCAGCTCCAGCTCCGCCGACTTGATCAGCAGAGGCGAAAAATACTCGTCGCAGCTGATCACCAGCAGATCGAGCGACGACTGCAGCGCCGTCATCACCTCGTAGTCGCTGTACGTCGTGCGTCCGGCGTCGCCCACGCTGAGACGCGCCATCTGACAGATTTGAGACGCCGCGATCATGCGCAAACCCTCCAGTGCGGATAGCGCTGCACCAGCCGATGCAGCGCCTTTCTGTCGTTTTTGTCCATGCTCCACGCCAGCGCGTCCGGATCGCCCGCCATCAGCAGGGCGTCGAACTCGTCGACGGGGATCGAATAGCGGAACTGCGCGAGGGCCGATCCCTTTTTGTCGCGGATCAGCCCCCGCGTGCCGCCTAGCGCCGTCCTCAGCTCGTGGCAGCGGCGACGGTACACGTCGTCGTCGATCACCTTGGTGATCGTGTACTCGTCGCCGTTTTTGATGCGCAGAAACGTCCGGACGGCGTCGTCGATTTCCAGCGCGCCCATACTAAGGAGCCGTCGGCAGCACGCCGTCGAGATCAGTGATGCGGGCGCTGGCCTTTTCGGCGCGGACCTCCATGGTAACCTCTCCGACGATGACCTGTTCCGTGGCGTCCTTGGTCTTGGGCAGCTCCTTCTTGCCGAACGGACGCAGCGGCACCATGCCGAGATACTGCGTGGAAAGCACGTACACGTCCGTATTCGGCAGCCAGCGGTCGGTGATGACGCGCTGCGTGCCGAAGTCGCCCTCGAACACGTCGATCGTGGCCACCATCTTCTTGCTCTCCGCCTTCTGGCTGCGCTCCGTGGAAAGAGGCAGCAGCAGCGACAGCACGCGCTTGTTGCGGGGGGAAGCCACGATCACGTCGGGATCGCCGCCGCACTCGTACACCTGTTCCAGCGCGTCGTTCAGCAGTTCGTAGGTGAGCGGACGCGCCGTGCCGCCGTTTTTGAACACGTTCGTGCTGATGTAGTACGGCAGCCCCGCCATGCGGCGTGCCGTGGCGTTGTTGCCGAGCACCTTTTTGCTGCTGCGGATGATGGCGCGCTCCTGATCGAGAGCCAGCACCTTCATTGCCTTCTGCATCTCGTAAGCCAGTTTATTGCTCATGTTGTAGCGCTTCACCGCCAGGTTCGTGTCGGTGACGCCGAAGCCCTTGTGGAAAATCTGGCAGACGTTGTCTTTGATCGTCGTCTCGCCGGGGTTCTCGACGTTGAACGTCTCGCCTTCCACGTGCGCGTTGTCGATGGGCTTCGGCAGCTCGTCCTCTTCCCAGTGGTGGACGACCTGCGTCGCCTTCCCCGCCGAACCGATCCGGTTCAGGATCGGCGCGTCGCTGGGCGAGATGATCGTGATCAGCTTGCCCAGATCGAAAGTTTTCCCCGTTGCGTTGTACTGCGTAAGTGCCATGTGTTATGTCCTCCTAGTTTTTGAAAAACGCGTCCTGGAGCATGCGCACCTGGTCCTTCCGACTGGCGCGCGCGAAATCCTTTTCGCCCCAGGACATTCCTGCCCCGGCGTCGCCGCCGCTGCCCCCGATCACTTTGGGCGGAGCTTCCACCTCTTTTTTCGCAGCCGGCTGCGCAGGCGCGGCCGGCTGCTTCGACGCCTTGTAGCGGTCGGCGAAGCCCTTGTACACCGCCTTGATGCGCGCGACGTCGCCGGACTGCAGCTCTGCCATCGTCTGCATCACGCTCTGATACGGCATCTTCTGCATCTCCGCCATGGCATAGCGGTCGATCAGCGCGAAATCCGCGCCGTACTCCCGCTGCAGGTCGCCCATCAGCGATCCGTACATCTGCTGCGCCTGTGCCGCCTGGGCCTGTCGCATCTGCGCCGCCTGCGCGCGCTGGAACTCCGCCTGCTGCAGCTCGCCCGTCACCCGCGCCACCATGATCTGATGGTCGGTGTTGAAATCATCCAGGCTCGTCACGCCGAGGCGGCGCATCGCCTCAGCCTTGACCTGGGCGTTGAAGTCAGGCGCTTTCGGCTGTGCCTGCGCCTGCGGCTGAGGTCCCGCCTGCTGCACTTTGAGCACGTTCTCGCGGAACTGCCGCAGCTGCGCCAGCTCGTTAAGTTGAGGCTGGATCGTGTCGCGGTAGTACTGCATATCCCGCTCGTGGACGATCCGCGCCGCCTGCGGCAGACGGGAAGCGTCTACCTCGTCGGGCGCAAGAAGAAGAAACTCCTCGGGCGTATATTCGTTCCCGGCTTCGCCTTTCGGTGCAGCCGCTGCGGGATCTTCACCCGCCGCTTTTTTGCCTTCGGGCGCCCCTTCCGGCTGCTTCCCTTCGCCGTCAGCTCCGTCACCGTCTGCGGGAGTTCCATCTTTTTCTTCTTCGTCTTTTCCCCCTTCGATCCCGCCTTCATCTTCCGGCTCGTCCTCGATCTCTCCGAAAAAAGACGCGCGCAGGACTTCCTGCTGCTCCTCGTCGCTCAGCTCGTCGAAGCCGCGGTTGTCCACCTGCGGCTGCGCTTCTTGCTGTTCCGCGCCCTGCGTTACCACGTTGTCGTTATCCATTGTTTTCCGCTCCCTTCAATTCTTTCTCTGCAACCAGTCCGTCGCCGACGGCGGACTGAAGAAACGCCTTGAACATCTTGATCGTCACGGCAACATAGGCCAGTGCTTCTTTCGCAGCCCGATCGTTCCTCTGCGTCGCCTGCCAGAGACGATCTTTCATGTCGTTCTCGAAGTCATCAAAAAAGGACAGACAGGTCTTCGCCTGCTGTCCTCTCAACGCCTGCTGCTCTAACTTACCCCTGTCCAAATCCACCTTGGGGAACACCTCCCTGTAACATCTGCATGGCCGCGGCCGCGCCGGCCTGAACACCGGCATTCCCCGCCACCTGCGGAGCCGCCAGCATCGGAGCCGGCGCGGCCTGCTGCATCATCATCTGCTGCTGCATTTGCTGCTGCTGGATCTCCTCCGGCGTGCGCAGGAACGTGCGCGCGTCCTTCCACCCCAGCAGCTCCAAGAGCCGGATCGCCGCCCGGGAGAAATCCGCGGGCCCCGCGATCCCCAGCTGCATGGCGAACGGGTACACCTCGCGAAGGTAGCTCGTCAGCGAGTTGACCTTCTGCTCCTTTTCGCCCAGCCCCACGTCCGAATTGACGACGATGTCGAAATTGCCGTCGAGGTCGTCCGGCTGAATCGTCAGCGCACGGTCGAGCAGCCTCACCACCTGAGCCTGATCGATATACGTCTGGTTCAGGCGGATCAGGAACCGGTTCAGCTCGCTCACGCCCGTCTCCGCGAAGATCTTGACGATATGGTTGATCCTCTGCGCCGACGACTTCATAATCAACGAAATCCCCGTCGCCGTTTTGTTCAGCGTGTTTGCGTCCGTGCCCTGGTTGTAGCGCGTGCGCCCCGTCCACTCCTCCTCGACGCTGCGGAAGTACTCGATGAGCTGCATCGTCCACGGCGCCAGCGGCGCGGACGGGAACGCCGTCACCACGTCGCGCGGATTGCCCTTGCAGCGGACCATCATCTTGTCTTTCGTCAGGTCCTCGACGTCCACCTGGTTCACGTCGATGAAATACCTCGGCGTGTTGTTGACGCTGATGTTGAGCAGTATTTGCCGCACGAAGACGATTCGCAGCGCCTGCAGCTCGCCCTCGATGTCCGCCATCGACGACTGCGGCAGCACGCGGGACGAGTCATGCTGCGTCGACAGCACGAAAAACGGCAGCCGTCCCAGCGGGTTCAGCTCCACACGCAGCAGATGGTCGTTCGCCAGCGTCACGATCAGATCCTCAAGCACGCCGTCGCCGTTGACGTCATGCTTGACGTAGCACTCGAAAATCTCCACGCGGCGTCTGGCGGCATCGTCTTCCTGCGCCGGGAACATCTCCAGCTCCGGGTTCAACACCTGATCCGCCATCTCGTAGTCGACCGTACCGCCCTCGTCCACGGCCCGACGAGCCTCGTCGCGGTCGTACACGCCTTCCTTTGCGCCGCGCAGCAGCACGTCGCCCGTGACAATCTGACGCTGCGCCACGAACAGCGACTCCTCCATACGGCGCGCTTCCGGCAGCCAGCGCATGTCAAAAGGACTGACATGATCCAGCACCGGCCGATTGTCCGTCGTCACCATGCGCCGCAGCGTCACCTGACAGTCGCCGTAAAAATCCGGCGCTCCGACGTCCAGCAGCTCGACGCCCGGCGTCTGCGCCATTCCCATCAGCCGGTCCTGCGGCACCGTCACCGTCTCCTCGCGCGGCTGGGATACCCGCGACCACCAGCATTTCAGCACACCCAGATCGTAGACGAGCGTGTCCTCAAACCAGCTGGAAAACAACATAAATCCTTTGTTGCCCTGTTCCAGCTGCCATTTGATCAGCTCTTCCATCACTTGAGCGTTTTCAGCGTCGCCCTGCCCCTGCCCGACGATGGAGATGACCTTCGTCGTGCCGAAAAACGAGTCGAGCGCCTGCGACAGCGCCCATTGCACCCAGGCGTAAAAATCGTGGCTCGTGTAGTCGGAGAACCCCAGGCGGGGGAACATTCGCTTGTACAGATCCTTGTCCGCCTGGTAGATCTCCCGCCGCCTCAGCAGCAGCGGCTCCGTCGTCTGCCGGTAAAAATCCTCCGCTCTGGCGAGGTCGCGCAGGGCGACCATGCGCACCCGCTCCCGCGCCTCGGCGGAGAGCTTGAGCGCCGCCATTACTGCACCGTGACCGCGATCGTCGCGCTGCCGGCGCCGCTCGTGCAGGACAGGTTCGTCAACCCCGCCGCCAACGCCTTGACGGTGATCACCCTCGTATCGTCGGGATCTACCGCCATCGACGCATAGGTGGAATCGCTGTTGGTCCAGCCGGTCGCCGCCGTGCTCGTCGCCGGCTCGTGTTTGCCCGTCAGCGTCACCTCATCGCCGACTTTGAGCGTCAGCGTCCCCGAGATCGTATTTCCATTCCCGTCGGTCACCGTCACGCCCGTCACCGCAATGCCCTCCTGCGCCTTTTTGACCGCCGCCACCAGATGCGGGATCAGCTGCACGTCGCGGCCTCTCGCCACCTGGCGCAGATCGTCCTCCGTGAGCGTCTCCGCCATCGCCGGAATGCCCTCGTACCCCTCGCGCGTGATCTCCAGATTAACCATACGTGTTACCTCCTACATTGACCCGAATGCCGGGATTTCGATGTCCGCCCGCGCGTAGCCGGTGACCGGCGCGCTGGCGATCTGCTCCGCGTATGCGAGAGCGTCTATGAGATCATCGTGCTGCCCAGTCGGGAAGGCAAGCAGCTCGCCCTCCATCTCCTGAAGCCACGGCGCGCCCACGGGAAACCATACGCCCCCGACGGCAAACCGAGGCTGCAGCACGTCGATTCTTTGTTCCTTCTTCGCGCCCGCGATCAGCGGCACGACGCTAAAAAATATGTTGCGGCGCGGCATCTCCTTTTGCAGGAACGCCAGCATCGCCGCCTGATACTGCACCTTCTCGATGCCGACCGAGATCGGCCGCCATTTTTGCACCAGCCGGAAAATCTCGTCCATGTGCTCCACCGGTGTCACGCGCCCGTACCAGCAGTCCAGCACCTGCCACATCCCTTCAGGCGTCACCCCGATCACGCAGCACACCGAGTAGTCGGCGCTGGCCGCCTTGCTCGACGCCAGATCCACCGTCATATAGACGCTCAGCGCGTCGCGCCGCAGCGTGCGCGGATCGTAATACCTGAACATATCGCGCCGGAACCGCTGCTGCTCGGGACTGCGCGCCTCGCACAGCATCTCGCGGTACCACACGTCGCTCATGCCCTTGCGCGCGAAAGCCTCTTTCTGCTCGAGGATCGACTCGACCGAGTACCGCGCCGGCCACGCGCTGCGCCACTCCCCGGCATTGTCCTGCGCCATCTTCGGCACGCGCTCCGCCTCGAATCCCCAGACGTCGGCGTCCCTGATCATCCGCTCGATGATCGATCGCTCGCCGAGGTTATTGCCGATCATGAAAATCCGTGATTCATGCCCGAGGAAATAGATGTCGGACATAAACCACTTCCAGTCGCTCTCGCAGACCGTCTCACTGCTCACGTCATCCAGATCCTGGATGTCGTCACAGACGATCAGGTCCGGCCGTTTCGCGCCCCACGACAGGCCGCGGATTGAGCCGCCCTTGCCGAACGCCGCGATGCGCACCTGCAGTCCCGACCGGTAGCGCACCTGGAACGCGTTGCCGCTGTCCTCGACGATATCCGGAAGCCCATCCGCCTGCATCATCAGCTCGGGCCGCGCCTGCCACTCCCGCGACGTCTCTCGCAGCAGCGCTGCCGCCAACTCCTTCGTGGCACGGATGATAACGATAAAACTGCGCTCGGGACTCGGGAACGTTAGCGCGTGCAGCAGGTTCGCCCGCAGGGCGATCTGTGTTTTCGCGCTCTCGCGGAATGCCTCGATGGCAAAATTTTTATCGCCGCGCAGGATGATGTCGCTCCATCGATGATGGGCCTCCATCGGCGTAACGTCCCCCGGCGACGCCAGGAGCGCCGAGCGAAACGCCACCAGCGAGTCGCGGCTGACCGCCAGACGCGCCGCCAGCTCGATTTCTCGCTGCGCCGGCGGCAGAGACTTGAGATCATCCATTTTTGATCTCCTGCGCGATCTGCCGTGCCCGACGCGCCGCCTCCGCCGTCATCTCCGCCCCCAGCACCAGCAGAGGACCGCCGTCAGGGCCGGACGCCTGGAGTTTGTCGGTAAAAAGCGCCAGATGCCGCCCCAGCAGTTCCAATGCCTTGATCTTGTCGCACAGCTTAACCGTGATCGTCCCCCCGGCCGCCGTCACCGTCTGCGAGGCCGAGATGAGCGCCCGTCTGGCGGCGTCGCTCATCTCGGCCGTGTTTTTAACCGTAACGTGACCACCATCGATGGTAAACACCTCGTCCGACCGCAAAAACGCTACATCGGCCAGCTCCTTGATGACGCGATCCGCCGTGATCTCCGTGCGAACCTCCCGTTTATTCATTGCCGCTGCTATTGCGGCTGCGACTCTAGTTTTTTCTAGCAGCTGATGACCGATCTTTTCCGCCGTCTTCTCGCTGTACCCCGCCCGCTTGGCCGCCGCCGTGGCGTTCAGGTCGATCAGATACTCGCTCACAAACCGCGCCTGCTTCGGCGTCATCTTCCGTTCCGCCATGGCGGATCACCTCGCTTTCCGGCTCCTTGACATGTAATGCATACCGCTTTATAATCGCATTACATAAGGGAGCTGATAAAAATGTCGACCGCAACCATCAACACACGCATCGATTCAAATCTAAAACATCAGGCCGAAGCGATCTTCTCCGAGATCGGCCTCTCCACCAGCCAGGCCATCAGGCTCTTTTACAGACAGACCGTTCAGTCCGGCGGCCTGCCCTTTCAGCCCGACTACAACTTACCCAGAGAGACCCTCGAAGCCATAAGAGAATCCGAAGAAGGCAAGCTGACGGAGATCACGATGGACGGGCTGAGAGCGATGTTCCATGCGGACGATTAAGCACTCTTCCGCCTTCAAACGCGACGTCAAACGCGAAAAGAAAGGACGCTACCGCGAAGTCTTCGACACCGAACTGCTGGAGATCATCGACCGGTTAGCGAACGACATCCCCCTGGACAAAAAATATCAAGACCACGAACTGCAACGCGGTCTCAAGGGATACCGCGAGTGCCATGTGCGTGGCGACTTCCTGCTGCTGTACCAGAAGATCAACGGCGAGCTGAAGATCCTCCGCCTCGAACGCCTCGGTTCTCACCGCCAGGTCCTCGGGATCGAATAATGACAACAGGCCGCAGCCTCTTCACGAGATCGCGGCCTGTTGTCATATGAGATTGTTATTCAAGCGCCGGCTCTTTCTCCCTCTTTAGCCTTACAAGTCCTCTGGCTACTCGGTCAATAGCTTGGTCAAAACAAAGATTCGCGTTTCTAGGCACGTTCACCATACCAAAAACCAAATGTAGAAGTTCATGAACTAGACTTTCTTCCTCATCTAATTCGAAGCCCTCTACTGCGTCAGAATCCTCCGATTTTTGAATCAGTATCAAAGCTTTTTCCTGACAAAGCTTATAAACCACATGAGCATCCGAATTTGATGGAATCTCGTCTTTTTCAGCGTAACGGACACGAAAAGTCCAATGACTCAGCCCGAGAATTCCCGCCCAAAAACAACAAAGGTCAAGAAGTCTAGTGTTCATTTAAAGCTTACCCTCCTACATTTTGTGTTATACTGTAAGCATCTCAAAAGAAAGGAGGGTATCCATGACTAAACAACATCATGTTATACACAGTGAAAAAGGCTGGAAAGTAATAGCTAACGACGCCTCTCGGGCTTCGGCAACCGCTCCGACCAAAGCAGAAGCAGAAAGGATAGGACGTCAGATCAGCCAAAATCAACACAGCGAGTTGATTATTCACAACATGGACGGCCGCATTTCCCGATGCGACAGCCATGGGAACGACCCCTGCCCCCTAAGGACAAAAATTAACAGCGAAGCCGCCCGTTTGAAATGGGCGGCTTTATTCTTTCTCCCCGTGATTTCCAGCTTACATCATATCACGTCAAGAGTGTCTCATTCTATCTCATCTTTTCGTTTTTGCCAGATTTCATTAGCAGCTTTCAACGCCGCTGCGTGCATCCTGTGGATGTGCGGCCAGCTGTACCCCATCTCCACGGCAATCCGCTCCCACGTCCAGAGATCCCGATATCGATACAGCAGCAGCATCTGATACCGCTGATCCTTCACTGCATAGATGATCCCCGTCACCCGATCCAGCGCCGCCCGCCATTGCTCAATCTCTGTCTCGATTTTGCCCTGGCAGTCCGCGATCGCGCACGCCGCGTCCTCCAGCGCGCTGTGCTCCTTCCCGCCGTGGACTATCTGGCGGTCGTACTCCATGCCTCGAACGCCCTCCGCTTTGGCCCATAGCACCCTCAGACGTTCGAGATCGGCGTCGAGTCGCTTCTGCGTCCACCAGACCGACCGCAGCACGCGTTTGATCTCGCTCAGATCGTCAGACATTTATTCACCCCTTAAATATTTCTCGACGTCCACGCCCGTTCTGTATTGCATATAATCGATAATATATTCTTTGCCGAATGTCTCGAGCATGAACTTGAAAAAATGCTTGCCCCTCTCGAAGCTGTCCACCCCATCCCACGTATCCTCAGCGAGTGGCGGGTCGAATTCCATGTATCTGTAATTCGCATCCAACGAGAGGGTTCCTCCCTCCCCATCATCCCAATCATCCTCAAGAAACGTCACGTCAGCTCCTTTACCGTTGTCCCAAAACTCAATAGATACAATTTTTTCCACGAACTCGGTAAAGCATGCCCTGTGAAGGGCAAGCCACTGTTTCTTGGTCAATCGACTCAGATATTTCGGTTTAAGCTTCATCTTTCGGCCACCTCTTGTCATTGCGCCCATCCATACATTTTTTCAATCTGCCGTCTCGAGATCACCTGACAGATATCCGCTCCCAATTCACGCACTTTTTCGCCGTCTTCGATCCACTTCCACGGCGTATGAAACACCACCCAGCCCCGGGCGGCATAGCCGTTCCCCTTCTCCATATCCTTCAGCACACTCCCTGGGCGATTGTGCCGCCCCAGCGTCCACGTGCCGCCGTCGATCTCGATCGCCACCCTCACACCAGGAAACGCTATGTCCGCGCGCCACTTCCGCTCCGGCGCGGCGAACGCGAATTCCAATTCAAACGGCTCGGCGGTATTTTTCGAGATCAGTTTGGCGAAATCATTTTTCAGAATTTCACGAATTTTATCTTTTATTTTAATCACCTCTTTGATAAACTTCCCCGAGTTCATTTTTTGACCCATCCCGTCGCGTCGCATTGTCGCCCCCCCTAAAGGGGGGGGGACGAATGCGACGACGCTTGCCGGGCTTTGGGCGCGTCTCAAGTTTACTAATGCGACGCTTTTGCGACGTTTGCGACGCATTACACAAAGTCTTGCAAATGCTATATTTTAGCGTCGCATTTTACTATTTTCGATTTTGCGACAAAAACGCCGAGTTTATTTTTTTTGCCGAGTTCACTCTTTTTAGCGTCGCATTATATTTTGCGACGCTGTTTATATAAACTTTTCGCGATCTGTTTTTGCTCTAACTCAGCGGCAAAGCCCTTTAAGAAGTAAAATCCATTTTCGACGCGTAAGCGTCCTATTTCACAAAGGTCTGTTCTTGCACGGCTAAATGCATTTCTTTTCGTGCTGTCATTTTCGCTTGGGCTGCACTGATAAAAATATTCCCTCCATTTCTCCAGTTCCAACCCCGCGAAATTTCCCTCCGCGTCCAGCTTCCCGAACCGTTCCGCCGCTTCGCGGAACGTCTGCAGCCCGAACTGCTGGCTCTTCGTGAGCTTCTTTTCCTTCGGCTCGTCGCCGCCGTCGGAGCGCTCCATGACGACCGTCGTCACCGGCGAGCCGTCCTCGTCCGTCCATCCGGGCACCGCGATCTGCACCTGTTCCAGCCAAAGATCGCTTTGCAGCTCCGCGTCCTTGTTTTTGGTCTGCCTGACCAACACCTTCACGCTGCCGGGCTCCTTGTTGACCCATGTTTCCAGATCCATCGCGCCTTTCCAGGCCGACGACCCGCGGGCTCGGTTTTGCGCCTCCTGCGCCACGCCCGTATGGTGGACGATCAGCACCGAGCAGCGGAATTCGTTCATCAGCCGCGTGCAGGCGTCGAGGAATGTCTTCGTATCCTTGGCCGTATTCTCGTCGCCGAACAGAAACCGGTTGAGAGTGTCCACGACGATCAAAACCGGCTTTGTCTCATAGCGTCCGATCTCCGCGATGACCCTGCCAACGCCCTCAGGCGTGTTCAAATCCTCCGCGGAGGTACTGATCAACATCTCGGCCGAGTTTGCCCCCTTGTGGCCCATCCAGCCGGCAATGCGGGCCTTCAAACCGATATGTCCCTCCCCCGCCAGATAGACCACCGGGCCGTGTTTGACGCGACAGCCCTGCCAGTCGTTGATCTGCGGGCAAGCGATCGAGAGCGCCTGGTCCAGCACCACGAACGTCTTTCCCGTCCCCGAGGCGCCGAAAACCATCATCAGAGCCTCCTCCTGGACCCACCCCTTGATCAGCCATTTGATCGGCTGCGGCTTTTGGCAAAACTCGCTCAGCGGCACCAGCCAGGGATCCGGCTCCACTTCCAGCAGTGCTTTCAGGTCGCGCCCCGCGACGGCGTAGTCGTTCGCGTCGCCGATCTCCGGCGGCACGATCACCTGCGCGCCGATCAGCCCCGCCGCCGCCTGCGCTTTTTGCTGGCCGACGCCGCTTTTGTCGTTGTCGGCCACGAAAACGATTCGTGCCTGCGGCATTTTACCGCGCAAAAACTGCCCGACTTTGGACAGGTTCCCCGCGTTGAGCGCCACCACCACGCCCGCGCCCGTAGCTTCGTGGACGCTGGCTCCCGTGGCGTAGCCCTCGACGACATAGATAACCTTCGCCGCCGCGCCCGTCGGCGGAATGAAAAAATATCCGCAGGACACCTCGCCGCCGGCATGGAACTCTTTCCTACCGTCGGCGCTTATGTATTGCAGCGACGTCAGCCGCTCGCCGACGTAGATCGGCATGATCAGCCGCCCGTCGCCCGTCTGGCGCAGCCCGTGGCTCCTGACCCGCTTGCGGACCAGATATCCGTTCTCACCGTCGGCCTCGGCGGCTTTCTCCCAGATTTCCGCACAGACCTGCGCGGCCTGCTCGTGCCTCTTTTTCGCCTCGGCCTCGTGCATCAGGCGCGCCCGCTCGTAGCTCAGCTCGATCAGCTCGCGTTCGGCCTGCGTCAGCGCGTGGTCGGGCGTCGCGTGCCACGCCACCGACAGGTCGCCGCGCCAGTTGCCGAAACGCCCCGCCGGCAGGTTGTCGCCGAAGAGCACGTACCAGCCCGATTTTTCGCGTCCCTTGTCGCCGGCTACGCGAAAACGGTGCGGCTTGCCATCCAGTACGACGTCCGGCGCCTCTTCGACGCCGATGCCGGCGGCCAGCATCGCCTCCTTAGCCTGCGCTTCCGGCGGCAGGCGCTTCTCCGGCGCCATCTGGTCCCAGTTCCGCGGCAGCGTCGCCATTTGCTTCCACCACCTTCCATTCGCGGCTTACGACCCGGTAGTACTTGCCTTCCCTGACGCAGTACACCTTCGCCGGAGACCGCGATTCCTCGTTCATAAGCTGCGCCAGTTCGCGCAGCTCGTCTTCATTTTTGATAACGCCCAGCGTCATGGCGTCGGGATACCTGGCGGCGATGCCGGAACACCGCATCAGATAGCGCAGCGTCTTGAATCCCTTCTGCTCGGCGAAGCCTCCGTGCATCAGGCACAGATACTCGCTGACGCTGATCGACCTGACGAAATCCCGCGAGTCGTAGTCCACCCGCAGCATCGGCAGGCCGTTCCTGGAGCTGTGCTGCACGCTCCAGAACCAGCCGCGCAGCTCCATTTCCGACGGCTCGATTCCCATGATGTCGTCGCGCCCGTGCAGCGCCATGATTTGCGGTTTCCGTTCCGGCGCGGGGAATTCGTACCCGCAGGCTGGGCAGATTTTGGCGTTCGCTGCCACGATTTCGTCGCACTCCGGGCACTTGCGCACAGGTTTTTTCTCCGCCGCGCGCTTCCTCTTGGGAATCGCCACGCTCGTGATGGGGCCGTGCGCCGCTACGTTGCCGGCGAAATCCAGCACCAGGCAGTCCGCCTTGCCCTCGGCGACGCGCATGCCCCTTCCGGCCATCTGCACGTACAGCCCCGGCGAGAGCGTCGGACGGCACATGGCCAGCAGATCGATGCCCGGATAGTCGAAGCCCGTTGTCAATACATCAACATTGGTCAGGGCTTTCAGCTGTCCCGATTTGAAATTTTCAAGGATCTCCGCGCGCTCGGCGGCGGGCGTGTCTCCTACCACCGTGGCCGTAGGAATGCCAGCCTGCCGCAGTTCGTCGCGCATGTGGAAGGCGTGCTCCACGCCTGTGCAGAAAAACAGCCAGGCTTTACGGTCTCCGGCGCGCGAAATCGTCTCTCTGACGATCTCTGCGTTGTTGGCGTCGGTGTCGACCGCCAGCTGCAGCTCGCTTTCGACATATTCGCCGCCGCGCTTGTGGACGCCTTCGACGTCCAGCGTCTTCGCCGGCAGTTTCGACCGCAGCGGCGCCAGGCTCCCCCCCGCCACCAGCTCGGCGATCGTCACCGGTTCGATCAGCCCGTCGAAAATGCGGTTCTCGCCCTCGGTGATCAGCCCGTGCCCGAGGCGGTAGGGCGTCGCCGTCAGCCCGACGATCCGCAGCAGCGGATTCCGTTCTTTCAGGTCTTTCAGCAGCGAGCGGTACATGCCGCTGTCGCTGTGGTTGATCAAATGCGCCTCGTCGACGATGGCAAGGTCGACTTTTCCCAGCTCTTTGGGACGCCGCCAGACCGACTGAATGCCGGCCACCGTGATGCGGTCCACGTCTCTATGGTTCAGCCCCGCCGAGTACAGCCCGACGGGCGCGTCCGGCCACGCCTGCACGATCTTGTCGGCGTCCTGGGAAAGCAGCTCCTTGACGTGCGAGAGGATCAGGATGCGGCTGTCCGGCCATTGCCGCAGGATGTCCTCGCACAGCGCCGCGATGATCCACGACTTGCCGCTGCCCGTGGGGGCGACGATACAGGGATTGCCCGCGTTGCGCGCCAGCCAGCTGTAGAGCATGACGATGGCGCGCTGCTGGTAATCCCGCAGCTGGGGGATCAAAACGGCGCATCCGTCTGGTCTGCCGCGGCGGTCCGCACGCCCCGCAGCAGATCGCCAGTGGAGATCGAGCCGGGGCCGGACCCGTTCAGCACTTTGACGCCGTCGATCTCGTACAGCGCGCAGCGCCCTTCGCCGTCCCCGCCGAGGAACTTCCACGGCGTCACGTCGGTCGAAGGCGGCGGCTATCAGCTGGAACACGACAAAGGACGGCAATTTGTATCGCCTCAGATGGTCGAGGACAAACGTTTTTTCATCGTCGGCTCTGTCGTCGAGAGCTTTCCCCGCTCGAAGGTCGTGAGTTGAGGGCAAGGAGATATAGGAATATTGCAAGGAGGCAAATATGTATGACTGACGAGGAAATTAAAACTTTGCTGAATATTCCCAAGATACTCAAAGCCAAGGATGCGTGGAAATTGAATCTTATTCCAAATGAAGATTTCGCTTTTGTCCGTTTTAATGTAGAATTACAAGCAGAGAGCGATTATCATTTCACGATGTGCGGGCGTCTTGCCTCCGATAATGTATCTGATTATTCGGCCATTTTGACGGTGAGCAACCGCAAGACTGGTTTTAAAGAAAACCTGCTTCGGTGCAATGGCGCGCATGAACATCGCAACAAAATTGAAAAGAATCTTATAACTTCAACGCACGTTCACGTTCTGACGCAGCGATATTTGGAGCGAAATAGATTCCCCTCGGAAGGATACGCCGTAGAAACCGAGGCGTATAATTCTTTTGATGGCGCTGTCGAATATTTGATGAAGTTGGCAAATATCTGCAGGGAGGGCGATGAAGGTCAGGTATCGCTGTTTCCTGAGAAAGGAGAATTGTAAATGCTGTCTGTTCATCTCGAGGAAGATCTGCGCGACAGGTTGAAAACGGCCGTCACTCTTGAAAAACGAGGATTGAGTGATTATCAGGTCTTGCTGCCGTTCACGTTCCCCGACGGAGACGCGCTGAAGATCATTTTAAAAAATGATTCGGATGGCTCCTGGGAATTGACGGACGAAGGGCACACACTGATGTTTCTCAGCTATTACGACATTGACGTTGAATCAAAGGGACGGCGCGAATTTGCCGATAAGGTGCTGCGCTCACATTCGATCGAAGACCGGCGCGGACGTCTGGTAATGCCGTCGATCCCTGAAGATGAGCTTGCTCCTGCGGTTTTTACATATGCACAGGGGCTTCTAAAGATCGGCGATCTGTCAATGTGGAAAAAGGAACGAAAAGCGCGTGAATTCGTTCAAAAATTCCGCGACGCTGTGAGTCTCGCTACGGGGAAACGTGAAACAGTGTTTGATTATTTTGATCGGGAAAATGATCCAAGGGGAGTATATCTCGTTGACAGCCTTGTGACGCTTACGAACAGGCGTGGACTGTATATATACGGCATCAATTCAGAAGATCGGGCAAATCGTGCGGCAATCAGCATCTATCATTATGAAAAGCTCGCGCCAAGCACATTAAGCTGTGTAATCTACGGCGCTGACCTGGGGATGAAAACACGTTGTCGTGTTGACGACGCAGCCGATAAAACGCTTTCATCGCTTGAAGTGGTTCCGGAACGTCTTGAACAGTATATGAAAAAACTTGAGGCTGCATAACAACAAAGCCGCCCCTTTGCCCCCGTCTTCCGTTGCGCATGGCGTGGAGAGGTTACGATTGACGGGCACGATACAAGTAGATCAAATTGAAATAAATGGTGCGCCAGATGGTACTTCATGACGTTCCAAGGCTTGTAATTACTGTAAAAATGGAGCCGGGAGTCGGCTCCTTTTTTTACCGCGAAAAACAAAAAACGCAGACCTTTGGGATCAAGGGTCTGCGCTTTTTTATTGTAAAACGAAAACCACCGGCAGTGCCGGTGGTTCCAAAAGGCTTTAGCTATGGAGAAAAAGGACTCCTC